GATGTTGTCTGGTGTGTCTTCGACCGTGATGAGAATACAAATGCAATGCTCCGGAGTGCCCGGGAAATGGCAGATAAGAACGGATACCGGTTCGCTTTTTCAAATCCATGTTTTGAATACTGGTATCTCCTTCATTATACGGATCACACTGGGTATCTTGAGGATTGTGATGCCGTTATCCGACAACTTCGGAAAAAAGGCAGGCTGCTTGGGTACACGAAGTCGGACGACCTTTATCTAACACTCCTGCCGTTACAGCAGGAAGCAATCAGGAGGGCGGAGAAAAGGATGCAGACAGTTCTAAAAGAATACAATACGATCCTGCGGAGGGAAACAAACCCCGTCACCAACATACATGAGCTCGTGGAGTTCCTGAACGAAAAAAGAAAATAGGGTGTATAGCCACCAGATATCAACCGAAAAATCGGCCTGAAATCTGGTGGTTTTATAGTGTGGTTTTATCGCTCTTTGGCGTGGACTATACCGCACATGTACGGTAAGATGCACACAGCAAAAACGAAGGGAGCAAACCACCATGAAAAACCTCGAACAGAAAGCCCGCACCTACCGCCTGCCGGAGACCACCACCTCCGAGGACCTCGGATGCAGCTGGAGCACAGTGATTGAATTCGGAAACAAGATCCTCCTCGCCGGTCATTACTACAGCGGCCGTAACGCCAACTCCTTCTTCGGCGCGGTTTACACCTACACAACGGCGGATCACACCTGCGAAGGCGAGATAAAGCTGACTGCAGTCAGCGACGAGATGTTCCCCGACAACGGTCACGCCTTGCAGTGGGGCATGAGTCATTGAAAATGAGGAAAATCGCGGAAGACATATCTTGATTTTTCTGATATAGTGATAGCATGACGAGGAGGGAAAAAGTGACCGAGTACGCAAAGCTGATCCTGGCAGAGCAGACCTGCCATACAATAGAGGTCCGAGAGAAAGCAACCGGAAAAGAAGGCGTGGCAAACAGCTGTGTGGATGGTGTTCAGCTCTTTTATGGCGCCGATGATGGAAGCGACGATAAGACTGTTTCCCCTGACAAATTCAACTGCGACTTCAAGATTATTGCTCTGATCAAATGAGGAAAATCGCGGAAGACATATCTTGAATTTTATGATATAGTGATACCATAAAAAAAGCGAAAGCGCCAAATAATGAGACACATGGATCTGAGGAAAAACCTCAGGTCCTTTCTTTATGCGCATTTTGGGTACGAGGAGGATTGAAAATGGCAACGAGAGGCAGAAAGCCAACTCCCACGGCGATTAAAGAATTGGAGGGCAACCCCGGAAAGCGGGAACTCAACAAAAATGAACCTAAGCCTGTCAAGAAGGCCCCCGCATGCCCCAAATGGCTGGAGCCGGAAGCAAAGAAAGAATGGCGGCGGCTTGCCAAAAAGATGGAAGCCATGGGCGTCCTTACCGAGGTGGATATGGCTGCTTTCGCCGGTTACTGTCAGGCATACGCCCGATGGAAACAGGCAGAAGAGAGAATCACGGATAGAGGTCTTGTAATCCGCACTCCATCCGGTTATCCCCAGCAGGTTCCGTATATATCAATTGCGCAGCAGTACCTTCGCCTCATGAACCAGTTCGCTGAGCAGTTTGGCCTGACGCCCGCCGCCAGAAGCCGGATTATCGCCGGAAATGATGGAAACAGTCCTACCGATGATATGGATGCGCTTCTGGGAGGCGAATGATCGTGACTGAGAGACCCGCAACAATTCCTAAACTTGAAAGATACGTACCGACCCGGTTCATGCTCCCAACATCTCATTATGACGAAACAAAGGCTGACCGGGCGGTACGTTTCATTGAAAACCTGAAACACACCAAGGGGAAATGGGCCGGAAAACCTTTCTGGCTTTTCCCCTGGCAGGAACAGGTCATCCGGGATGTGTTTGGTATCGTGGACGAGAACGGGAAACGCCAGTTCCGTACTGCCTTTGTGGAAATAGGCAAGAAAAATGGTAAGAGTGAGCTCGCAGCCGCTGTTGCTCTGCATCTTCTTTATGCAGACAATGAGCCTTCCGCCGAAGTGTACGGCGCGGCTGCCGACCGGCAGCAGGCGTCCATCGTTTTTGACGTAGCCAAGCAGATGGTGGAGATGACGCCAGCGCTTTTGAAACGCTCCAAGATCATGGGCGCGACCAAGCGTATTGTGAATTACAGCAACGCCGGGTTCTATCAGGTGCTTTCGGCAGAAGTCGCTACCAAGCATGGACTAAATGTCTCTGGGCTGGTATTCGATGAATTACATGCCCAGCCCAACAGGAAGCTCTACGATGTGCTGACCAAAGGCTCCGGCGACGCCCGCGAACAGCCGCTGTACTTCCTGATCACGACCGCGGGTACAGACCGCGAAAGCATCTGCTATGAGCTGCATCAAAAAGCAAAGGATATCCTGGACGGGCGAAAAATCGACCCATCTTTTTATCCCGTAGTTTACGGTCTTGCGGATGACGACGATTGGCATGATGAGGCCAACTGGTACAAGGCCAATCCCAGCCTTGGCCAGACGATTACCATTGAGCGCGTCAGGGACATGTACCGGGAAGCCCTGGATAATCCGGCGGAAGAAAACGTGTTCAAACAGCTTCGCCTGAACATGTGGGTCAGCTCCCTCACACGGTTCATTCCGGAATACATCTATGACCTCGGCAAGGATCCTATCGACATCAGTTCTCTGGAAGGCCGGGACTGTTATGGCGGCCTGGACCTCTCCAGTACGGGCGACATTACAGCATTTGTACTTATGTTTCCGCCAAGAGATGAGACGGGAAAATACATCATGCTTCCATTCTTCTGGGTGCCGGAGGAAACCATCCCAATCCGAGTTCGCAGAGCGTCCGTTCCCTACGATGTCTGGCATCAACAGGGGTTCCTCTTGGCAACCGAAGGCAACGTTATCCACTACGGTTTCATCGAACAGTTCATCCATGAACTGGGCGAGAAGTACCACATCCTGGAGATTGCCTTCGACCGCTGGGGAGCAACGCAGATGACACAGGACCTTGAGGGCATGGGCTTTACAGTTGTGCCTTTCGGTCAGGGCTTTGCGTCTATGTCGCCGCCGACCAAAGAGTTTTACAAGCTCTTGATGGAAGGCCGCATCCAGCATGGCGGGAATCCAATCATGCGCTGGATGGCGGGGAATGTTGTGGTAGACACAGATCCTGCGGGAAACATCAAGTGCACCAAAGCGAAAAGCCCGGAGAAGATCGACGGCATTGTGGCGGCGATCATGGCGCTGGATCGTTGCATCCGGCACGAGGGAGCGACCGGGAGCGTATACGACGACCCTAATCACGATTTGCTCATTTTTTAATAGCCGCCCCTGATGGGCGGCCTGAATCAATCAAGAGAAATCGGTTCGTTCTGTAGAATGGATATCCAGTTTCTCTTCGCATACAAAAAACGGAGAATGTGTACAGTGTGTGAGTCCTCGTCAATGATGTAGAAAGCAAGATAATTGTTAACGGTGATGAACCTGATTCCCCAAGAGGCAAGAACAGGGTCGTCAACAAGCCTGAATCTTTGCGGCATGGAAGAAAGGCTGTTGATTTCCTCAGCGGCTTTATCGAGAAGATCATCTGCCGATTGAGAATTGCGCAAATTGAATTCAATGTAATCTGCTGCTTCGCCTAAGTCACGTTCTGCCTTGAATGTGATATGAATGTTATAGTTCATTTTCTTCTCCTGGCGCGGATGTCCGCCATTGCTTCGGAGAAGGGGCGTGTCCGACCTGCCGCAACATCATCCAGTCCATCTTTGATGAGACCGTAGAGCTCAAATTTCCCGATTAAGGTTTCGTAGGTTTCGATGCTCATCACAGCAAGATCGCCTTTTCCGTTTTTTGTGATAAATACTGGCTCGTTATAAGTGTGGCAGAATGTGGAGATTTCATTGTAACCATTTCTGAGGTCAGCACTTGATTTAATGGTCGGCATAATATAGCTCCTTTCGAATTTGATAACAAGATTATACACAAACTTTGTTATACGGTCAAGGGGAAACAAAAGGTAAGGTGATGTATCCATGAAGAGAGCAAACTATCTAAAAGGTTTTCTGCCCTGGCAGTCTGATTTTGACCATCACTTCGCCTGCTGGGCGGCCAACCACCGGGGCTGGTCGAAGATGAAAAAATTCAATAAACGTCTGGCAAAGCGCAGAGAGCGCCGAAGCTGGAAGAAGGAGGTAAAGACGGTTGCAGATGACTATGGCAGAGAAGCGGGATTTCATAGAACGAATCACGAGTCTCACTATGCATGACGTTCTCAGCAAAGAAGATCGCAACGACATCTACCGACTGTGCATGGTGGCATGTGACCGGGAGATGGCAAAGCTGAAGGAGGAGAAGTAAACCATGAGCTTTATGAGCTGGCTCGGATTCAACAATCCGAGGGACGCGCCTGCAATGCCGGATATTCAGGATAACGTCCGGGATTCCGGGACCCTGTTTGTGTTCGGCAGAGCCAACAGCGGAGAGCAGGTGGATGAGAAGTCCGCCATGCAGATCGCAACCGTGTATGCCTGCGTGCGTCTCCTTGCGGAGTCGGTGGCGCAGCTTCCCCTGCATCTGTTCAAGGTGACTGGGGACGACGGACAGGAAAAGGCAACGGATCATCCGCTGTATAGAATTCTCTACCGGGAGCCAAATCCTGAGATGTCCAGCTTTTCCTATTGGGAAGCGGTCATGACCCACCTGTTGCTGTGGGGAAACTCCTATAGTCAGATAGTGAGGGACGGTAAGAATGCGGT